GTCGCTGCTGAATAAGTATGTTCCGTTCCTGAATGCGCGGGTTCAGTTCTACTTGCAAATGTTGGGATTACCACATGCAGTAGAGTTCCAAGAAGACTTGACAGCAAAGATTTCTCATAACAGCGTAGAGATGAAGTTTGGCAATCTATCAACAGGCCAGAAAGCTCGTGTTGACTTTGCTTTCTCTGTGGCGTTTAAGGATGTTCGTGAGCGTCTGCATGGTCGAACCAATATCTGCATGTTTGATGAGGTGTTGGACTTTGGACTGGATGCTATTGGTGTTGTCGCATGTGCAAAGGTTATCAAGTTCCTTGCAAAGACAGAAGGTCTATCAATGTACGTGATCTCACACCGAAACGAGGTGGAACGTGTATTTGACCGCAAAATGACAATTCAGTTGATTAAAAAGTTCTCATATGTACAGGAGGAGTAAATAGACGATACGCATCAGGGAGGTTAGATCATGGAACAATATCGTGCTGGGCAGACTTTGTACATTGAAGCCTCGGAGGCCGAGGCAACAGAAGATGCGTGGTGGTTGGATCAAACTATCTCAAAGGTAGTTCGACACAATACCGACACAGACGTTGTGTATGTTGTTGTACGTGATCCTACCGCTCCAACAATCCGCACGTGGATGAGTCCTGCAACGTTTCAGGACGAGCAACGGATGTGTAGCTCATGGACACAAACGTTCAAACTCCACAATCTAGAACACACGCTTCGTATTGATCTTCCGATAAACGATCATCGTTACACACTGAAAGAACGGATCGCCCTGTCAAAGTAAGGTATCACCCCTAAAAACGCATCTTAAATAAGGTGCAATATAGGGGATACCAATGCAGCGAATATTAGGCGTAGACCAATCTTACACCAGCTCCGGCTTTTGTGTAATCGATGAAAGCGGTAGTGTGATTGAGTTTGGAACATTCAAGTCTGCAAAGGCTATGGATGTGTATGACAGAGCGACCCAGGTTGCCACGTTCATTGCCGACAAGGCAATCGAACACAACGTGAAGCGTGTCAACATAGAAGGATTAGCATTTGGTATCCGTGGGGACGCCACCCGAGATCTCGCTGGATTACTGTTTACAATCATCACAACGTTGCGTAAGCGATGTGGTACCGCGCCGGTGACGGTTATAGCACCAACTTCGTTGAAGAAGTCTGCAACTGGCTCTGGAAAGTCTGATAAGGCAGCAATGATTGCAGCTGTTCCAGCCGATGTAATGCAAGAATTCATAGAAGCGAAGTACAAGAAGACAACTGGATTGAGTGATATTGTGGATGCCTATTGGCTTGCAAAATTCAAACCAAACTGAAACAAACAGTATAACTGGAAACGTCAGGCGATGATACCCTTCTCTCGCCGGTGTGGGAACAGATTGCGTCCGCAATAACGAGCCCGTGGTATGAAGCCCACAAAAGTAGACCAGCTTGGGAGTAATGCCCACTTTTTCGTGCAATCCTGTGATGCCCAGGACGCGAGGTATGTTCCAAATCAACTGCGAAAATGTGGGGAGGGGATTAGTATTACTTCCCGATAGGGAGTTCAAATGAAACAGCCACAATGCCGGAACGAAGCTGAACGGCATTGTGGCTGTTTGCGTAGCCAGTTTAGTACGTTGGATACATCTTCTTGGCTTCAACTTCAAGACGCTTTTCAATGAATTCACTGACGGTTTCTCGTTCAACTAATGTCATTTCAAACATGTCTTTGTATTGGACAGATCCACGCATAAAATACACTAATTGAACAATCGCTGAAAGGATACGCTTGCGTTCCTGGTTCATCTGATCAAACATCCGTCGGACATCGTCAGATGAACCATTACGAAGCGTCATGTAAAAAAACTTACTGGATTTGCAGCGACCTGAACAACCATTTCCTCCTTGCAGTCTTGGCATGTCTGTTGTGTTGTAAAATCCACACCCCATTGAGTGATGTTTTGTGCAGCTTGTTCAAGATTACGCTTCCATCCGAGAGGCAACATTGTAACCCATTCACGAATAAACGCCTTGTCTTCTGTATCATCAACACGACGAACCACACTGGCTAATGTATTGATAACGAGCATTTCAGCTTCATCTTGCGTAATATTGTCTGTCTTCGTTAGTGCCGCCGATTGATACAGCTCAATCACATTTCCATATGTAAGTGGCTTCAATGTTGCAAGTTGACCGTTCGGCAATGTTGCTTTGTACTCTTCATTGACAGTAGTTGGATCAATCGACTTGGTTGACCGGATCATCTTTTGCATATCTACTTGGTACGTGTGATTCAAAGCACCAGGACACGTATGCTGATATGTAACCTCCATTTGTGGTCCAAATGAGACAAGTCGCAAGCATACAAGCAGGAAATCAACATCCTTTGCAATAAGTTCTGTTGGCTTGATCACTTGTGGAATGCAGTGAGTAAAAATCTCTGCAATCGCCTTGCCTGACAATAGCTTATCGGGTGTACTCAAAATAATCTCATCGATTGCAGTCATTGGATGAACTTCAACCTCACCATTCTTTACCCCATCTGCAAGTTCACCATTAAGGTAAAAAATGCCTTGTGAAGGTAGGCGGAACGTTTCACCTGGGATGCGAAGACGTTCGAGTAGTGGATTTACATGCTGTGGTGTATCTGACATTTACTGTCTCCTTGTGATATGTGTATTTAGCAAGACTTTTCCATTTGGGAACCAGTGATAAATATGATCAACCAAGGGTAATTGCAACATGGCTACTGCTGATATCACACAACTTTCACAAGAATTAGGTCAACTGACTCGCGTTTTGCGAGATATGGTTGCTGCATCTTCTCGTACTGTTGCCGCTCAACAAGCAAACTACATGTCGCAGCTGGATGTCAATGAACAGCTGGAAGAATACAAGAAGCAGATGACACAAGGTAAGGCTCTCACAAAGAAGCAAAACCAGCTACTTGATGAAGCTACCAAGTTGAAGAAAAAAGAAATTGCAGCTGAAAAAGAATACGCAAAAGCAGTTAAGGAAAACCTTGCACTCCTTAAAAGAAGGAACGTATCAGATTCAGACAAAGCAAATAGTGCACGAAAAGTATTGCAGACACAAAGAGCATTATCTACTGCATCTACCAACTCTGCGGCTGCAACAAGTGCGCTAACAAGTTCGATGGGTGGATTGGTAAAGGGTACAAACTTTGCCGGTGCCGCCTTAATGTGGTTTGGGTCAACTCTTAAAACCGCGATTTCTCACGCAAAAGACCAGATTGTTGCAAACCAGGGAATGGTTGAAGGCACAGGAAGCTTGATTGGTGCACTTGCTAAGCAACAAGACGAAGCTCTCAAATTTGGACTTTCCGGCGCCGATTTTGCAAAGACGATTTCTGAAAATCGTCAAATGGTCAATGCAATGGGTGGCACATCTGCGGCTACCAAGCAGGTTGAGTCCAGTATGCTCAGCTTCTATGCAATGACCGGTGATCGCTCTGTGGCGTTTGCTGCCTTGACAGAATCAATGACGTCGTTTGCTCAAAAGGGAGTAAAGCCAACTCAAAGCGTTCTTGAATCTTATACAGCGGATGTAAAAACTCTTGCTGCACAAACAGGAATGAATCAACAAGCGGCACGCGCATTTTATGATGACATTGCAAACGATGTTAATTCGATTGATATGCTGCGTTCAGCTCGTACAGAAGACAGAGCTGCACTGTTACAAAACCAACGTGACCTTGTTCAACACTCAATTGCAATTGGTATGTCAGCCGAGCAAGCAAAAGAAGCTGCAAAGATGATGAATAAGATGGTTGGAGCAAAGCCTCTTGATCGTCTGAAACAAGCTGCAAAAATTCGAGCACTTGGCGGTGCAATGGGAATTAGTGGTGCTGAGGAAGCTGCGAAAGCTGTTTCCATGGGCAAGCGCGGAACACCAGAGCAACAAAAAGCAAACCAAGAAGCAATTGCGAAGTTTAGTACTGCAATGGCAAACAGAATGGACCAGGCTGCTCAACAAGGGCTTGGATCAGAAATTTTTGCAACGCAGTTGGTAGATAAGTTAGGACTCGAAGACCTGTATGGTAAAGGCAGTGCGTTTTCAACAACACTTGGTGATACACTGGCTAAACCACTGGCAGAAGTCAAAGCTGCGTATGTTGATGCGTCGAAAGATATAGTTTTGAAGATGGGATACCACGCAGAACTGCTATACGACCAAGCAAAACTAATAGTATCAGGAACCAACTATCTTGGACCGATAGCAGCGGGCGTAGCTGCAATAGGTGCTATGTTGTTGGGTGGTAAGGCTATGGATCTTTTAGGTAAAGGTGCTGGTAAACTGCTTGGAAAAATGGGTGGTGCTGCTGGGACAGCAGGCAAGGCTGCTGGAACAGTAGCCGAAGGCGCCGCGGGCGCTGCTGGAACAGTAGGTAAAGCTGCTGGAACAGCAGGTAAGGCTGCTGGTGTTCTCGGCAAAGCTGGCACACTGTTAAAGGGTGCCGGAGTTGCTGGTGCTGTGCTGGATGCTGGGATGGGTGTTAACGATCTGATGCAAGGTAAGGCACAAACAGAAATACCATCAGGAATGGACATGATCTCGCCAATGCGTTGGGGAATGTACGCGGGCGATAAGATCAACAAAGGCGCAGAAGGGTTGATGGGTGGCCAATCAATTGGCAGTAAAGTTTACGATTGGATGAATCCTGGTGCAGGAGCAGCACTAACGCAACCAACAACACCAAAGAAAGATGATAAAGCTGCTGAGGCTGCTAAGAAGGCTTCTGATTCAGCAGAAGCCACAAAGAAAGCAACACTGTCGTCAGCAGATGGTATTGCCGCTCAGGTTAAACAAATGGATACATCCAACGATTTCCTCAAACGAATTGCTGATATGACTGAACAGCAACTAACGCTTGCAGAAAAACAGCTTGTTGCTATGACGATGACGGATACTGAGAAAACAAACAGTGACAGCCGCTCCAAACTGAGGAGCGACAATAAGTTTGGCGCTCAATACAACTATGTATAACAGTTTGACAGCCTATTTTTTGTCAACATAAATAATCAACACGCCACAGATAGCACATAGGAACCAAGCATGGCAAAGTTTGCTGATTACTTCAAGGTCGTAACCCCGAAGCCGGGCGTGACGACAATGTCCGATAGCCAAAATCTTGGCGATCAGGGCACCTATGCAAATTACACTTGGTATCAACGCCTTGTTCAAGGAGCTGCATCTCGAATCACACGGTATCGTGAATATGATTTGATGGATAACGACGTTGAAGTTGCTCGTTCGTTGGATACCATTGCAGAAGAAATGATTGGATCTGATCCAAACTCTGATCTTCCAATTGAGTTGGTGATTGATGGTGAAAAAGACACGAACATTCCAACGTCCGTTGTAATGACACTACGTGCAGCTCTCCGATACTGGAATACGCTGCACGATTGGGAAAATCGACTATTCAAAATCTCACGCGTTACCATTAAGTACGGCGACTGCTTCTTCATTCGCCACAAAGATACAGCTCGGTGGGAATACATTCATCCAAAACAAGTTGTTGCAGCGATCGTTGACGACCGTGATATGACGCGTGTAGTTGGGTGGCAGATCAAGCGTGATACAAAAACTCCAAACTCTCCGTACAATCAGCCTACCGGACACTTTGGTAATTATTCAAACGAATTGGTTGACACATTTAGCACAGATGAAGTAGTTTGGTTCACCCTAAATGATGATATTTCCGAAGCAGCACCATTCGGAGAATCAATTCTCCGTGCAGTGTACCGTGCCCAAAAGCAAAAAGAACTGCTTGAAGATGCTATTATCATCTATCGTATCCAACGTGCTCCTGAACGGCGTGTGTTCTATATTGACGTGGGTAAGATGCCACCACAGCGTGTTAAATCATACCTTGAAGGTATCAAGAACGAAATCCGCCAACGTAAGATTCCTACGTACGGTGGCGGGACAGACCAAGTTGATTCTGTGTATAACCCACAACAAATGAGTGAAGACTTTTTCTTTGCTCAGCGTCCTGATGGTGCTGGTAGTAAGGTTGAAACACTGCCAGGTGGCCAAGGACTTGGTGAACTTGCTGACCTGGAATACTTCCAGTGGAAAGTATTCCGTGGATTGCGTATTCCTCTGTCATACATGCGTGAAGGCCAAGATAATGCAATGATGTCCGATGGTAAGACAGGCGTTGCATACATTCAAGAACTGCGCTTTGCGATGTACATCAAGCGGTTGCAGGGATATATGAACCGGGTGATTGACAAGGAATTCAAACGGTACCTACGCGCCGCTGGAATCAATATCGACCCAACGATCTTTCACATTAAGTTGAATGAGCCAGAAAACTTTGGTATCTACCGTCAACAACAATTGGACAACGATTTGTTGACTACATACTCACAAGCAAATGGAATTGAACATTTGTCGAAGCGCTTTGGTCAGAAGAAGTTCTTGCAAATGACTGATGAAGAAATTCTGTTGAACTTCCGTCAGCGTACAGAAGAGCTTGGTCTTGATCCAGATGGAGATGTCAAGGCTAATATGCTCGCTGTGTACGGTCCTCCACCAGCAGAAGGTGGAGCAGGAGACGCTTTGGGTGGCGGTGGTATGATGGCAGGCACATTGGGCGGTCCCGGTTTTGATCAGCCAATTGGAGGTGCTGAACCTCCAATGGGTCCCGAAACTGGAAACGCTCCTGCTGCGGTTCCACCCGGAAATAGTGGTTCTCCACCGCCCGTTCAATAAATACTTACCGAACGGGATAGCGTCCCAATAAATAAATCACCGGCTTTGCATAAAGCCATCACTAAGTTCTGACAAGGAGCATGTTAAATGAACAAGCAAATGAAGCAACATCTTGAAGCAGTGGTTGAGGCTCTGGTTGAGCAAGATACAACAGCAGCCAAGGCTGCATTTCACGACTATCTACGTTTGAAGTCGCAATCAATTCTTCTCGGCGAAGCTGCTGAGGAAGAGTCTGATGACGAGGGCGACAAAGAGCCTGATGGCGACAAAGATGACAAGAAGTCTGACGATAAGGACGACAAGAAGGCTCCTCCTTTCGAAAAGAAAGACAAGAAAGACGACAAGAAAGACAAGGGCGACGACGAGTAATTCGCCGTTTGAATAGGAGTCTTTACCATGTCAGCAATTCTACTCGTTGAAGAACTAAACCCGTCGGAAGCACGGGTTGTTAGTGAATCGTCAACAGACGGTAAGTCTATGTGGCTTAATGGCATCTGCATGCAGGGCGCCATTAAGAACCGCAATGGTCGTAATTATCCAACCTCGGAAATCTCCGAAGCTGTTCGTGTTGCTATGGCACGAATCAAGGAAAATAATGGCATTTTTGGCGAACTTGATCACCCACAGTCATTGAACATCAATAGTGATCGCATTTCACATGCAATTACAGAGATGTGGATGAATGGAAACAACGCATTTGGCAAGGCTAAGTTGCTTAATACTCCAATGGGGTTGATTGCACAGGAACTGTTGAAGAGTGGTGTAAAGATTGGGGTATCAAGTCGTGGTGCAGGTAATGTCAACGAAAGTGGTGATGTCAATGGATTCCAATTCATTACGTACGACATTGTTGTTACACCAAGCGCCCCAAATGCATATCCAGGAATGATGTATGAGTCGATTGAACAAGCAAAGAACGGTGGAAAGATTCTGACATTGGCTGAACAGCTTCGTCAAGATCCAGCCGCTCAAAAGTACTTCAAAAAAGAGATTATGAAGTTTCTTGAAGCAGGCTTGTTCGCAAAGAAGTAACAAAATCCGGAATTTTCCGGTCCCACAAAAACCCGCAGGAATACGCGGGTTTTTTAATGAGTACGGGCACGTTTTTGAAACAAATTTGACCGGCACCATAAATAAAATACACAAGAATCACGAGTGTGACTTGTCAAGGAGACATAAATGGACGAACTGCTAAAGAAACTACTTGCCGCGGAAGTACTGACCGAGGAAACGAAGCAAGAGCTAGAAGCAGCTTTCAAGGGACAGCTTACAGAAGCTTTCGAGAAGGCACGCGCAGAGGCTCAAGCGACAGTTACTGCTGAACTGAATGAAGCTTGGTTGACTGAACGTGATACTCTGATTGAAGCACTTGACGCAAAGGTCACAGAAGCTCTGACAGAAGAACTGTCGGAACTGCGTACTGATATCGAACGTTTCCGCGACCTTGAAGCAGAATATGCTGTCAAGCTCGTTGAAGCAAAGGGTGAAATGGCTGTAACGTTGAAGAAAGACGTTGGCCAGTTGATTGAAAAGCTTGACAACTTCCTCGAAATTCGCCTGTCGGCAGAAATCGAAGAACTCCGCGAAGACATCACGGAAGTCAAGAAGAACGAATTTGGCAAGAAGGTGTTTGAATCGTTTGTTGCAGAATTCAAGAAGCACTATGCTGGTGACGACTCCGTCGAAGCAAAGCTGACTGAAACTGAACAACGTCTTGCAGACGCGCTTGCAACTCTTGAAGAGTCGGAAAAGAAGGCTGCAAAGCTGGAACGCTCGATCAAGATGGAAAAAGTTTTGGCACCTCTCTCGGGCCGCACGAGAGAAGTCATGGAAGCAATCCTAAAGAATGTGGATACCCCACTGATGGAAGATGCTTACAAGACCTACGTAGGTAGAGTGCTCAAAGAAACAGCTGAAAAGGCTGTGACCTCAGAGAAGGAAGAAAAAGTACTAGCTGAAGGTGAGAAGAAAGAAGTGCGCGGCGTTGTAAAGAGTGGCGACAACAAAGCCCAGCAAGAAGAAGAAGTAGTCTTCGAAGCTGCGGAACAAAAACAGCCAACAATTTCTGACGCTGATAAGCAACGGTACCGTCGTCTTGCGGGCCTTGTCTAATTCTAACCGCTAGTAAAAGCAAACAACATCTCAAGGAGAGATAAACATGAATGAACTATTTGAAAACTGGTCCGAAGTTAAGGACGCCCTGCTCGAAGGTCTTGATTCTTCTAAGAAGCAAATCGTCGGCACGCTGCTGGAAAACCAGAAGCAACACATCCTGGCAGAAACTGCAGCCGCAGGTGCTGTAGCAGCAAACGACATCGCAGGTTTCCGCAAGATCCTGATCCCGATGATTCGCCGTATCATCCCAGGTACAATCGCAACTGAAATCGTTGGTGTTCAGCCAATGCAAGGTCCAGTTGGTCTCGTTTACACGATGCGTTACAAGTACGGTGAAGGCGTTGCAGTACCTGCTGCTGGCCAAGCTGGTAACCCATGGACAGCAAACGGTTCCGATGGTACGATTGCAGCTAACGCCGAAATGTTCGGTAACAACCCAGTTCTGCGTCAGTTCTACTCTGGCGCTGCTGGTGCTTCTGTTGGTGACGGTGGTGCAGCTCAACCTGCAGGTGCTTCTGGCATCACAAATGCAGCAGCTGACGAAGCTGACATCCAAGGTAACGCATCACGTGGTGCATGGCCTTCAAGCTTGCCAGCAACAAACACTTCGCTGTTTGGTCCATATCCTTCATCGGGTGTTGACGCAATCGGTCAGAAGTATGCTGGTCGTCTGTACGGTGGTTCAGGTTCCTTCATTGAAGGTTCCGGCGGTCGTTCAGTAAAGCTGGAAGTTGTGTCGCAAGCTGTTGAAGCTTCAACACGTAAGCTGCAAGCTGGTTGGACAGTCGAAGCTATGCAAGACTTGAAGAGCCAGCACGGTCTCGACCTTGAGTCGGAACTGTCGCAAGTTGTTTCAGCAGAAATTGTGCAAGAAATCGACAGCGAAATCCTGTCTGACCTGATCGCTTTGGCGGGCACGGTTGGTACATACGACTACGCAACGATCGGTCTGGGACCACAGTACCAGCCAGCATACCTCGGCGATCGTTTCGCTAACCTGGGTATTGTGATCAACGCAGTCGCAAACGAAATCGCACGTAAGACACGTCGTGGTGCAGCCAACTTCATCGTTGTTTCACCAATGGTTGTGTCGATCCTGCAATCGGCAGCTAAGTCGGTGTTCGCACCTGCTGTTGCTGGTTCGTTCAAGGGTCCAAACAACACGATGTTGGTTGGTACACTGAACGGTTCGATCAAGGTTTACTCGTACCTGTGGAACCAAGTCTCTGGCTTGGGTGCAGCAGTTAACGACGTGATCCTGGTTGGATACAAGGGTGGCAACGGTGAAACGGATACTGGATACTTCTACTGCCCATACATCCCCCTGATGTCAAGCGGTGTTGTTATCAACCCAGTAACGTTCCAACCAGTCGTTTCGATGATGACACGTTACGGCAAGACAGCGTTCACGCAGTCGGAAACGTCGCTCGGAAACAGCGCGGATTACTACGGAAAGATTAACGTTGCGAACTTCCAGTTTGCATAAGTTTCTCCTATCGGAAGAATCAAAAGGCCACTTCGGTGGCCTTTTTCTTTGTATTGGTGTATACGTCAGTCGTTTTTGAACTTACTCTCCTTATAACAATAAATATCCCATATAACAACTGCGTAAAGGCGAGTTCACTAAAATGCAAAAACTGACATTCAAACAATATGTGGAGAGTAAGGACCAACTGCTGCGTGCAATTGAGAACGTTCCTACTTCCGTTATTGAATATGAGGTTAAGAAGTACTGCTCGCTACCTGTTGGAGAAACCGAAGATGAGAAGTCACTAATCGGGCTTAAACCAAAGAACAAGGTAATTGTCGAATGGAAATACGACAATCCTAACCAACCAACGCCAGAATCAATACGTACTGTTGGTCCTCATGATATTCACGAGGATGAAAAGTTCGCAACATTTTGGTCAGGTGTTAAATTAGCAAAATGGCTTGCAAGACATGCCAACAGGGGAGAACAAAATGGCCACAAAGTTTAATATGATTCAGCAGGCAACAAAGTTGCACAAGACAAATCTACAAGAATCACAAGCAATTGTGGCATACATGGCTGTTGTAGCTGAACAACAGCAAATTACTACGGAAGTTCTTGCAGAAAGTGTAACAAGTTTGCTCGCAAACATCGCTGTTACTGTGCAGGAAGGTAAGCCAATTAAGCTAATGCACCTCAATTCTGTTGCAGCGTTCATGGCAGGTGTTGACGCGATGGCCGACGCGCTCCCTAATTCACAAGACGAAGAAAAGAAGCAGAATACTCTGCGTGTGCTTGCTGTTGCTGGATTGGGCGCTGACGGGTTTGTCAATATGGCAACGATGCCAATTGTTAACCTTGGTGCTCGTAAGGAAGATCTGAAAGCAAAGTACATGACTCTTATTCAAGACTATATGGCTTCTCAACAGAGTGGAAAGCCTAATGGAACTGCACTAATGGCTGCAACCCGTCAACTTCAATTTGCTGTTGATCGTGCAATGCGTGGTGCCTCTTCACCTCGTCCAATTGCAGCCGCGGGTCCTTCACGTACAGGTTCATCACCGTCGCATATGTAACTCACCACTGTTGTTATCAAAAAAGGTCACTCGTTGACCTTTTTTTGTTTCTGGAATATAGTGCGCCCCACTGATACAAATTAGGGGCAGTTAATGACCACACCTGTACAACAATTCGATTTTACGCGATCGTACTTGGATTACGCACTTGCTTCGGCAGATTCGTTTGAATACAAGATGGGGCTATTGGAGCAGATTGAATCAACGATCGAAATAATGTACCAAGTTGGAGCTACGACAATTAAGCCCATTTATTTGATGACTGACGATGACCTTGTACACTAACCCAGGAGTACCGTAATATGCTGACAGAACATTTCATTCCCGCAGAATTAGCTCAACTCAAAGAAGGCATTCGACGATATATCCGATTGATGGGGCTGATTTACGATCCAAATCCACTGGTGTGGAACAAGTGGTTTACTGACGAAGGTGATGTTAAAGCCGCTTTGCGTTCTGTGGCTGATGCAATGAAGGGAACTGAACCAATGATTGGTAAGCGCAAGTACCAAGGCGTTGACTACAATGCTCCTCGTGAAGTCAACAAGCTGCTAACTACGTACTTGACGTCTGGCAAAGATAGTAGCGAATCAGCCCTGCTTAAAAAGCGGAATTTACCAATGTTCTTGCTGGTCATTGAACCGACGATCGCATTGTTTTACAAGTTCGATCACCCTACGATGATTGCGAATGCAGATGCGGTAGTTGAGGATGTGTGCAATTTGGTGGATCAATGCACGGATTACGGTACGTATGACGATGCGCTTGTTGCACAGCATCAGGTATACGCACTGATTCACGAGCGTGAAGCTGAACGTAAGGCAATTGCGGCGGCAAAAAGTCGTCGCAAGAAGTCACGCGACCCTGTTGCAGAACTGATGGCATCACTTGGGCTAAACACCGAAGATGATCAACAGGATGAACACGATGAATTGACGTACGCGTAACAGCAAATCGCCAGCGCTTCCCGAAAATAGTGCCTGAGGCACTATTTTCGTCTCTGACAGATAAATATGCTCAACTGAGGAAAAAGTATGAGCACATTTGATATTGTCACTGACGCACCTGGATTGCTTCGCGCCGAATCGATCAACATTACGTTGAAATTCGATAGGACAGGGCCAACAACTGGTCGTGTTAGTTGGAATATCCCAACACCAGCAGCTGGTTGCACGGCAGAGACACAAGCATACTGTGGTATGGTTGTTACTTTGGATACAAAGGCAGCGGCCGCAGGAAAGAGTCCTGTAAACGGAACAGTGTATAGCTCCGATCCAACCGCTGATTCAAACTTGTTTGCTGGCGATTTGATTGCTACTGCAATGGTAATCGGTGCGTTTTACCAAGACAAGACCACAACATACTTTGATATCACAGGACTAAAAGCAAATACGCCGTACTTTGTGTCAGGATATCCAACTGATTGCCAGTTGCGCTATTTTGCACCGGGTGTTCATGCATATTCAACAGACTATGTCAATCGCGGATCTGATGGAACACACGGCACACAGGTAGTAGTTCTTAACTCCTCTGCGTCAGCAATGGGTGTTCAACCTACTGACTCAACTGGTCTTCTTGCTGCTACACCGTATGATTTGATTGTTCAACTTGGTGTATTGCCAAAGCCAAACAAACCAGTTGATTCGGTTGATTGCAACCCATCAGCTCCGATCTATACACTGACAATTGACGGGTCAACTGCGTCAACATACGAAGAACTTGTTGCTGCTCTCAACCAACAATTCGCTCTGTTATCAGGTGGACCAATAGGCCCAACAGCTCCTAACACTGGAACCTACTATTGGAACGCCTCACAGAAAAAGTTGTTCTTGTGGAATGGATCAGCACACGTAGAAGTACCAGTTATCTACAATGCGACAGATCCAACGCTTGCACCAATTGGTGCATATTGGCTAAACACAACAACGAACGTTCTGTCGATTTGGGACGGATTGGTGTGGACTGCTGTAATTGTAATTGATCACTCTGTCAACCCAGCGCTCCCACCCGCAGATACTTCATACTGGTTCAACGGCACGACTGCGTTCCTTTGGAACGGTACTACATGGTGCCAAGTATCAACAACCGTACAGGCTGCTGATCCATCTTTGGCAATCAATCCTCCTGATGGTTCGTTCTGGTATAATCCAACAGCGGAAACTCTGTACAAGTGGAATAGTTCGCTTGATATGTGGGGGGTGACGACAGCTGTTCAATCGCTCACAAATCCAAATGCCTTGGTAACCGGTACGTTTTGGCTGGAAGAAACATCAAATATCCTGCGTAAGTTTAATTCTCCAAATCCAGGATTCACAGGAAATGAACAGGAAAATGTTTCGTTCTCGGAAATAGCACCAGCTCTGCCAGCACCAGGTAAGTTGTGGTACAATCCAACAACAATGGAGTTGTTTGAGCGTAATTCGCTAAACACACTATGGGTCCAGCAAGACGTGATTGTCTTCCCATTTGATCCTACCGTACGAGCAACGTGTGATGTATGGTGGGATACTACAAATGATCTGTTGAAAGTTTGGAACATATTGACATCAACGTGGGTGACAGTAGCACATTTCTTCCAGCAAACAATCGATCCAGCTGTCGCCCCTGTTATGGTGGAAGGCGCAACGTGGTATGATACTGACACCGGTGTCCTGTATGTGTGGGAAAACAACTGCTTCAAGGTAGCAACGTTCGTCAACTTCCCAACAGATCCAACACTTGTTCCTAACGGAACTGTATGGCACAACACAACAGCAAACACATGGTTTGTTCGGAGCGCAGGATCTTGGTTATTGATCTCTCCAATCAAATCTCTAACAAATCCTCTCGTACCTCCAACTGGCACATTCTGGTTTAATTCAACCAACCAAGGATTAAGCCAGTGGAACGGTGTTGCATGGGTGTCGCTGACATATTCATCAACACCACTAACCCCATCAACAGGAAGTCTGTGGTATAACACAACTACCAGCATGTTGATGACGTGGGATGGATATGCGTGGGTACCAGCAACTCCTATCGCTACTGTTGAGCTTGATTGTAATGGCAATTTGCTGTTCACAGACACTCACATTGGAAGCACGTCGTATGTTGGAATTAACTCCGATAGCTCCTTGCTGTTGGCGCTTGCAACTACGTTTACTGTTCACAACTCTAAACCGGGTGTTGATGGGGTATCTGATGAACCGTCGTACACAGAAATTGGTATTGGTACTGATGGAACAGACTCTGTAAGAAACGCAATTGTCAATGACATTCGGTACGAGCTTGGATATCCAGTTGTTGATGTGGAATTGACAAAAGAGCAAATGGATTATGCTGTCAGTCGTGCTTTGAGTGAGCTTCGCCAGCGTTCTGGTCTTGCATACAAGCGCGGATTCTTCTTCATGGGCATCAAGGCAAATGAACAGCGGTACAATCTGACGAACAAGATATCTGGAATGAACAAGATTGTTGATATTTTGGGAATATACCGACTGACATCCTCGTTCCTTTCATCAGCACACGGCGCAGGTGTGTATGGACAAATTGTGTTGCAGCATATGTACAACATGGGTACCTTTGACCTGTTGAGCTATCACATCATGGCAGACTACACAAAACTGATGGAAATGTTGTTCGCAGCGCGACTGACCTTCAACTGGAACGAGCAAAAACGTGAAGTTTGGATTCATAACAGGTTTGCTTTATCTGAAAAGATGGTATGTATTGAGGCAACAGAAGAACGCACAGAGCAAGACTTGATGACAGATCGTTATTCAAAAGCATGGATTCGTCGTTATGCAACAGGTGTGTGCCGAATTATGCTATCAGAAATTCGTGGCAAATTCTCAACATTACCAGGCGCAAGTGGCTCTGTCACACTAAATGCAGGAGAACTGCGTCAAACAGGCCAGGCAGACATTGATGGATGTATCGCTGATATTGAGTCGTATGTTGCTGATAAGCCAGAAGAATACGGTATGGCAACACAATTCACATTTGGATAAACGTGTTGTGGGTAAGAAAAACACAAATTTATAAAGCACACATATAAATACTCTCACCAAAGATTCTTAATCTTATTTTCTTTCTGGAGACAGCAATGGCACAAGTTCCTGGCGCATTCATTCAAACAGCAGACGTTACGTTCGATAACGCTCTCGATCTCGTTCTACAAGTTGAGGCAAACCCTGGCTTCGCAGTTGTTGACTACGGTGTCCTTCCTGCCGAAGGCGGCACGGCAACTGGTCTCGTCGGCGCAACGACATACACAGCATCAGCCAACGTTGACGGTACTCCTCGTGCAATTTCGATCCTTGGATCAGCTGCACAAACGTTCACGACTCTGATTGCAGAAATCAATACTGACATCTCAACGTGGGCAACAGCAGCTCTGGTTGGTGGCAAGCTTGTTATCACCAGTTTGGCAGCAACTGCTTCATCGTCCGTTGTAATCACTGACGGTTCAGGCTCAACAGCACTGTTCGCAAACGTCAAGGGTGCAAACTTCGGTCTGGTATCAGTCAAGTCGACGCCAGCTGCACTCGTGTATGTTCGCTACAACTCAATGGACGGTGCTCTACAAGATGAGTGGGAAGCAAAGGCAGCAGTTCTGTCACCAACCCAAACGTTCAAGACGTATGCATCTGATGCGTTCACGGTTGCTGGTACAGGCGTTGTTGCTGCATCTCCAATGAGCGTAGCAGCTGCTACGTATGACCTAACAGTTACTGTCAACTCTGTTCCTAAGTCAGTTGCAGTCGCAGTTGTTGGTGGTGAAACATTCGCAACGTTCCTGACAAAGTTCAACACAGCTCTGAAAGTTGCATTCCCTGCACTGACGGCAACTGTTGTAGCTACATCAAACTTGCTGACGTTCAACGTCACAACGAACGTTCCGGGCAACGTTGCAACCGCAGTCCCAGCAGTTACAGCTGGTTCAGTGCTTGACCTCATTGCTGCTCTTACAGCAGTTGCAGCTCCAATCGACTTTACAGCAGCACTTGTTGCTGGTACGGCTGGTACAGAAGGTACTGTTGGTACATCCAGCACGCCAGCTGCATACAAGGCACTTCTGTTGTCGACAAAGGCAAACACAGGCACTCCAATGTGGACACTGATCCCACCGGGCGCGTTCTTCACACGCCGCGGAACTAAGCCAGCAGCACGTGGTAATGCACGCCTGGTGAACGTGTACTACAACGGTTCAGCATGGGTTGATTACACAACTGACCTCGCAATTGCATAACCTGTGTAATCGCTTCCTCATAAATAACCCGAGACGTCAAACTCTCGGGTTATTTTCATTTGGGGCAAAGGATTCATAGTGACTGATTGCGTAACAAAACCATCTGGCGAAATTTGCCCGCCTGCATCAGGCTGGGCTTCTTGTCGTCCTTGGGATATGTCCCAACAGACGCGTATTTCGTGCTACGCGGACAGTCTAATTGAAGAGTCATTGCAGATTGCCGGCGCGCAAGTCAATGTGTATAAGTTGTTGGGCGTACACGAACAAACGAAGCTGGTTGACTTGACAAGCGATGGTACACCAATTTCTGGTGGATCTGCTCCCAACTATCCAGCAAGCAATGCTTTCACCACATACGCGAACGAGTGGCGTTCAAAGCAAACAGGAGCTGCTGCAACCGTTGCATCCGCGTATATCGGCTATGATTTCGGTGTTATCAAGTTGCCAAACGGTAGACAGCGATACGGAGTTGATGCTCCCCTTCGGCAACACATAACAGCGATTAAAATCAAGCAAAGCAGCAATCCTATCCGGCGTGTAGCAAAAGTTCGTGTTGAGCGGTCTGAAAACGGAACGGAATGGTACGGCGTCGCTGTGCTAACGCTACCAAATGATGATGTTCTCAATACATTGCATTTTAAGCACTCTGTGCCAATGCGGTTTTGGAGGCTTCGTCCAATTGGTTTTGTTGGAACAGAATGTGACAGCTGGGGTGTTCAGGCGTTAGAGATGTTTGACTACTCTTTGACGCACATCAGCAACATTCAAGACAAAATCTTGATGGAAAATCGCGACCGTAACTATGCTGAAACAGCTGTCCTGTTAAAAGGATACTACGAGCTTTTGAGTGTGGCAACGGATCTAACACGGTTTGGTATTGAGATCCCAACAGCGAACTATCAGATTCGAGTCAATTTTAATGCCGCAGTGGCAAAGCTCGGCCGCCCTGTTGTGATTGGTGATATTATTGAACTGCCAAGCGAAACCCAGTACACAACCGACCTGCGTCCAATCAAGCGGTACCTTGAAGTAACTGATGTGACGTGGGATTCTGCGTCGTATACGCCTGGTTGGATGCCAACAATGCTAATGTTGACAGCTCAACCTGCTCTTGCCACCCAAGAAACACAAGATATCTTCGGAGACCTTGCCCAAACAGTTGATACGTCGGGATTGTTTAGCACGGATGACGGTAACAATCAAAAGTATCAAGACTTCTCCGCTGTTGATCAAACGATCAAAGCAACGGCTGCGACACAAGTACCAGAGCGTGGAAGCGAAGGATCAAACACAATTCGTGAGTTCACGGAAGCGGAACTTACACAAGCTGGCATAGATGGATTCCCTCATTTGAACAAGTTAGGTTTCAACCGCAAAGGATTGTACGTTGAAGATGCAATCCCTCAAAATGGTGATCCATACACAGAATCGACAATCCTTCCTGCAACCGCAGCCAATGGTGAATACCATCGCCTTGTGTATGAAGGCACTGCAAAAGATGTTCCAGCTCGCTTGTATCGTTGGTCAACTACAAAGAATCGTTGGATATATCTGGAAACCGACCGTCGTCGGCAATTCAATGATCAAAAAGTAAGACTTGATGAATATACAACCAGCCCGACCAAAACGTCGGCCCGAAAGGTAAAGTAAAATGGCATACCGTCGTGATGGATACTACTATGACCAACAATTGAAGAGCTACATTCTTCAATTTATGGCTATTTTCTCTGGATTGCAAGTGCAAATTGGGAAATGGAACGACAAAGATGAGCGTCTAATTTCTGTTCCTATTCACTATGGTGCACAAGACCGGGTTGTTGCTTCGATTCTATCCGATAATACCCAGAATAAACCACTTCGTCTGCCAGTAATGAGCGCGTATTTGCGAAACCTTACAATGGCGAATGGACGGATGGCTGGCACAGGTACGGAGCGTCGGAAAGCATATATTCCCGTTGGTGGCCTGATCCCCGATGATATCGAAGTGATTCACCAGCGCCGTCCAGTTCCCTATGATCTGGATTTGGAGTTGTCGATTTACGCCAGCAATACTGATCAACATTTTCAAATTCTCGAACAGATTCTCCCATTGTTTGATCCACAGTTAAACATTCAACTATCAGATGCTCCGTTTGATTGGACACGACTGACCCATGTGTTGTTAACTGGCTCACAAATGGATAGCCCGTATCCAATTGGAGTAGATCGCCGCATTATTCAAAGCACATTGACGTTTTCAATGCCAATTTTTGTTGATACTCCTGCTGATATTCGTAAGGACTTCATTCAAAAAATCTTTATGCGAATTGGTGCTATCAGCACCGGTACGGACATCACTGATAGTTTCGAGATCATTGGTGATCTCGACGGTCAAAATATTCCTTACGAGCTGGTACAAGATGCAACTGATCTAACAGTTAAGTAAAATTGAGAGTTATTTGGGACCGCTGGATAAATATCTATAACCAATCTTCAATTGACAGGAGTGTCAGATGGCTAACCTAGTTTCCCCCGGTGTAAGTGTTACAGTAACGGATGAATCGTTTTTCATTCCTGCTGCTGCTTCGACCGTTCCCTTGATCTTCATCACAACAGCTGATGAAAAAAAGCAACCAAATGGAATTGCTGACGCCGCTGGTACGTTTGAAAGCAACGTAATTCGCACTGTTACTTCATTGAAGCAAAGCACAGAACTGTACGGCATTCCTCGCTTTCTTGCTGATAGCAGCGGAAATCAACAACACGGCGATGTTCGCAATGAATACGGCGTATTTGCTCTGAATCAATTCCTCGGAGTTGGCAATCTGGCATATGTTGTTCGTGCAAACGTCAACTTGAATGACAACCTCACAGACATTCGTGTGATGTGGGATACAAAGATGCAAGAAGCAGCATACGTGCTGGAAAACTTGGTCAATGCGTATTTGAATGAATACAACCACACAAACGGCTTTATTCCAAGTACTGTCAATGCTATCAATACACAGTCAACAACTCGTATTGCAACACTTGGCTCCGTCGTTGGTGGTTCGTTGTATACGGACGGCACATACACGAACGTTCCACTAACGGGTGGAACGGGAACAGGTGCGAAGGCAACGATTACTGTTGCGGGTGCGGCTGTTATAACAGTAGTGCTAACCAGCCACGGTTCAGGATATGCCGGTGGTAACTCATTGACAGCATCTGCTGCTCTGATTGGTGGCACGGGTTCAGGATTCTCTGTTCCTGTGGCTACAATTGGTGGACTGGTTGGTGGTACACTGTACTCAACCGGCACATACATGAATGTCCCATTGACAGGCGGTACAGGCACGGGCGCAACAGCAAACATTACTGTTGCCGGTGGTACTGTAACGATCGCAACGCTGGTAAACAAGGGTTCAGGGTACAGCGTTGGCGATACGTTGTCTGCGTTGAGTTCAAACGTCGGTGGTCCAGGTGCTGGATTTAGCATTGGTATTGCAACCCTCACATCGTACAAACAAACTGTTGATCAAACAGCATTCTTGTCACTGGCAGCAACTGCTGATGCATTCATTTGGCAAATGTTCTCGTTCAAGAACTCACAAGCGTCATTTACTAATGATTTCACATCTGCTCCAAAGAACATCTATGCAAATGGATACTCTGCTCCTGCAACAGGCCTGTTTATTGGACTGACTGGTGATGCGGCTGATTGGGTTTCGAATGTGACTGGTAGTGTTGTTGGTACAGAATGGACAGCAGCAGAAGCATCTTCAACGTTGCTTGGTGCAGCCGATTCGTTCAAGTACACAGCTGAATTCCTGAATCAAACCAGCCTTGGTGCTAATGATGCAGCACGCCGTGTTGCTGTTATTACAGCGCTTGCTGCATCGATCAACAGCAATACTGATATTCGCTCTGAAACGTACGAGTTCAACTTGATTCTGTGCCCTGGTTTCCCAGAGCTCGTTGACGAAATGATCAACTTGCGTGTAGACATTCAAGACGAAGCATTCGTAATTGGTGATGTTCCATTCGACAAGACACCAGAAGACGTTGCACTTTGGGCAGCTACTGTATCACGCCGTACTTCACCAGGCTTGGCATACTACTACCCACACGGGTTTGCTTCAAACCTCGACGGAACAGACGTATTTGTTGCCGCATCTGGTATCGCTCTGCGCACAATGGCATACAGCGATGAAGTATCCGAGCTGTGGTTCGCCCCAGCTGGTACACGTCGTGGCTTGGTATCTGGTGCTTCAAACATTGGTTATGTGACAGGTACACTTGGCACAGCAACAACGTTTAATGAAGTTGCTCTTAACCAAGGTCAACGTGATAACTTGTACAAGTACTTCACAAATATCAACCCAATCGTGTTCTTCCCAGGACGCGGCATTATTGTGTGGGGTCAAAAGACTTCTGCGCCTGATGCTTCGGCACGTGACCGTATCAACGTAGAGCGTTTGATTGGTTACATCCGTCGTCAACTACGTAAGAACACAATGTCGTTCATCTTTGAACCGAACGACCAACTAACACGTGATAACCTGAAAGCAACAGTTGATGGCTTCCTCGGAGATTTGATTGTCAAGCGCGGTCTGTATGACTTTGCTACGGTCTGCGATGAGTCCAATAACACGCCTGATCGGATTGACCGGAATGAACTGTACATCGACATCGCTTTGAAGCCTGTTCGTGCAGCTGAATTCTTGTACATCCCAATCCGCATTGTTGCGACCGGCGCACAAATCTAATCTAAATAGCCATACAAGGAGATAAGTGTGAGCACAATCAACGATATCGGCATCCCAGGCGTAGGTTCAGGTATCCTACATCCAAAGCAAAAAAACCGCTGGCGTGTAACGTTTGCTAATATGGGCGGCGGCACTGACAGCCAACCTGTATCAATGCAAGCGATTAACATCAATCGTCCAAAGTTGACATTCGCAAAAGTTGAACTTCACCGTTACAACTCTGTGTCGTATGTTGCAGGAAAGCACTCGTGGGATCCAATGGCTCTCACAGTTCAGGACGACGTCACAGGTTCAGCTTCACAAGTAATTCAAGCACAACTGCAAAAGCAACAGTGGTTGATTGGTGCAGAAGGCCAATGGCTTGCAGCAGCTGGTGAAGGTTCAATCTACAAGTTTGTTACATATCTCGAAATGCTTGACGGCAACGATCAAGTTACCGAGCGCTGGACAATGGAAGGCTGCTGGTTTGAAAACGTTGACTGGACAGAACTTGACTACTCAACAGCTGACCCAGTAACAATTGTTATGTCAATCAGCTATGATCACGCACGCCAGAATATTGGTGGATATGCGCAAGGTCAAGGCATCGCTTCTGGTGGTGCTGGTAAGATCGGTTAAGCCTGATCACGATTGTAGAAAAGCACGCTTCGGCGTGCTTTTCTTTTAGTGTTTGCTGTGCATAAATAAGTACGTTACCCAGAGGAATTAACATGGCTGATCCACGTACCTATACTGTCAAACAATGCGAACCTGCTTATCTACAAAAGAGTGGAGCAGGAATTGCAGGTTCGACTGCTGACCGTCGCGACTTCTTCAACTCCATAGGGAAGATTGGTGACCTGCAAGTGTTGAATAGCATTGGCGGCGGGAATATAGGCAAGGGACTGCGTAATCTTAACAGCATTTCAAACTCAATTCGTGTTGGAACCGGCGCCCTTCCAACATCTATCGGAACATCAATTGACACAGGTGCAAACTGGGTCCTGCAACAAACAGGAATTGCACCAACAGTGGTTAATATGTTGCGTCCTTTGAATCCAGCGATTGCAAATCAAGCATATGGACAGGCAAAACAAGTATACTCCAAAGTTAAGGCGGGAAATTTCAAGACCACTGATATTCCTTCTGCACTACAAGACTTTCAAAATTTAGAGCGGTTAGGGCGCAATATTTTTACCCCCGGCGCAGGTGATGCACAAACAGCACTTGGTGAACATTGCGAGGCTTCTCCATACGCAGTTGACCTGATTGCACGTGCTCCTAAATTCAAGTTCTTGTTTGTTGTCCAATTTATTCCCGATGCAGGATACGGCCCACTTGGCGATCAAGACTTTGGTCCACTTGATATGGCATTTACTGTCAAGCGATCGTCACGTCCAAATATCAAGTTTCACCACGAAGATGTGAACTATTACAACTTCCGCACCAAGGTGGTTACAAAGACAGAGTTTGATGAAATGAACATGTCATTTCACGATGATACAATGAATGTTGGTACACGGTTCTATCACTCATACATGCGAGCAATGTCACCAATCACTGGAATTGAAGCGTCAGGAGCCCAGTCAGATATGCTGGAACAGGGAGGTATGGATTTCGTTGACAATACATTAAGCGCTAATCAAATCATTAACCAAATTGCAGCAAGTAAGTATGCAGCCTCATCAGGAACGTTGGTTAATGATCGTAAGCAAGTATTCAGTGAAATTCGTATCTATCACCTATTCGACAACGGCAATCGGATGAATGTTTGGCGTTTTTTCAACCCACGAATCTCTGCGCTAAATTTGGATGAATTGGACATGTCTGTTGGCAACGAAGGGTCAGAATTATCTCTCACGTTCAACTATGACAGCGTATTCCTTGATCCAGATGTATCCCTTGCATCTGCCAATAAGTATAACCTCAAACAAACACAACGTGGTGGAGTGTATCCTCTTCGCTACAACGGGAATGCAACGAAGGGTAATAGTCCAATTGACGCAGTTACTAACATTGGTTCAAGTGGATCAGCAGCAGACTTGCTTGGACCTCTTAAAAATGCATCTAATCAAGTTGCCAGCTTGGGTAAATCCGCTGTTGCATCTGTTGCTGATCTTGGAACGAAATTCAGCAAAGCGATTACGAGCCTTCCGTTTGGTGGTAGTGGTTAATCATGGCTGGCAGTAGGTTTTCCCAAGGAAAATATACTCCAATCAATCCACACAAGTATGTTGGTGATGTGGATAAGATTCGGTTTATGTCGTCGTATGAACTTGCAACACACAAGTTTTTTGATGGAAACGAACGAGTCCTTCGCTGGTCAAGCGAAGAAATAGCAATTCCATACTTGAAACCCACTGACAATCGTGTGCATAAATACTATCCGGATTACTGGGTAGAATACATCAACAAAGATGGCGTAATCATACAGGAAATCATTGAGGTTAAGCCAGCAGCTCAAACACAAGCACCGCGCAAAAACCACAAACATGCTCTGTATGAACAACTGATGTTTGCTGTTAATGTTGCAAAGTGGCAAGCGGCCCAGTCGTTTTGTAAGGCTCGAAATATATCGTTTCGAATCATCACAGAGAAGACGATTTTCAAATGAACATTACCACACAACAAAAGCTCGTCGATCATCCTCTGGAAGATATCTTTGACATTGAGTCGGGTACAACAATGGTTGAGTACAAAGAAGTACTCCCAGCAGAAGTTGTGTCAATGCCTACGTACGATGCGAAAGATGACGAGATTGAAGTCAAATTGGAAGAGATTTATACTGTTGCAATGGGACAAGTCAGCGTTATCAGCGATGAACTCGAACGCGTTGAAGGTAAGTTCAAAGCACGAATGGGTGAAGTGACAGCAACAATGTTGAACGTAGCTCTTGGTGCTGTTCGTGAAAAGTCTGTGCTAAAAATGCACAAAGATAAGCTAACTCCAATTCCTGGAACTGCTACACATACAACCAACAATAACCTGATTGTTGCTGACCGGAACGAGATCCTCCGGGCACTCCTCGATAAGACCAAAAGGTAACCCTACCTTTTATGCGGGTAAATACCTGCATGGCCAAATCCAAAAACCCATTTCTTAAACGTGCGAACGAGCAGTATGAATATACTGCTGAGCAGGTTATGGAGCTTTCCAAATGCATGGAAGATCCAGAGTACTTCATTGACAAGTACTGCCAGATTCAAACAGCAACGGAAGGCTCAATTCCGTTCTCTTTGCGTCCGTACCAGCGAAATATTGTCCGCACGTTTGCTGACAACCGACTCTC